GCTCAAGATTTGTGGCTTTGTGCATGGGCTTGGGGTTCTGCTCACAACCCCGATGGATTGCAACAAGATATTGGCGTTCTGATTACTCTAACCGAAGTCAAACAGTCAGGGAATGAGGCTCTATTGACTTGGACTCGAGATGCGAATTCAGAGTGATCCACTCGAGTTCGAATTCGAAAGTTTCGAATCGTCGTCGTTTCATTGGTAATCGCCTATCTTCTTTTTACACTGGACTGGACTTGTCGCCTACATCGCCGGCATAGGGTATGGCAGGGACGGGGCAGCCGTCCCTTCGAGTGATTAGGGGGTACCTTTGGCATTAGAAGGGTAGGGGTAATAGAGTGAGTGTTGAATCGAGGGTTCATGAGAGGACTTTGGCAATGCAAAAGTGAGGCTGTGGGGAGGGCCACAGACGCGAGTTATTGGGTGAAGCATGGTAGGATACGATCCAAGCCACAAGGTTGCGGGAAATGGAACGTGTACGTGTCAAGATTTGAACGCGCACCTTCGAAGATTGACACCCAATGTAATTGGTGTTCGAGAAGAGTTCAGTTCCAACCTCGAAGGAGATACCAAAGAGGCGATATCCGTCCGGTCAAATTTGTGATCCATCCCCCAATCTTCTCGAAGAAAGACCTCATTCGAAAGATGATTGCTTTGAATTCTGAAATGGGAAATCAGGGGCGTGTTTTCTGATGGTTCGAATATACAAATGCCCACGATGTGAAAGTGAAGGATTGACGACTTCGAGGAGGCCCAATTGTTCGAATTGTAAGCAGAAAATCAGCCCGAGATATGTTCGAACTATCGCCTGTGTCGCCTGTGATATTTCGTTTGGATACGAAGGCCGATTGTGCAAGCGTCACGAGTCTGCTGATTTCGATTCATCGACAAGAATGCACAGTTGATTCGAGTTCTGTGATCCACTCGTTCTCGAGAAACAAACTCCGAATTCCGGAAAAACTCATTTTCGGAAACATGCATTGCTGGATGAGCTGGCGCTGGGCTTTCTCCACTAGCACGCAGTACAGCGTTTAGAATTCTGCAGAATGCAACCTTTTGCACATTATGGCCTCTTTACCCCCCATTCGAGTGGGTAAAATTTCGAGAAAATCCTTCCGGAATCCGGAAAAATGCCTAAATGCTGAAAATTCCATGATCCGGAATATGCCCAAGACAGACTCGTTCTTCATTCGCTCGACAAAAGACCTAGGAAACACCAACACCTACCATCAAAAAGAGATTGATTTAGGTGCATTCGTGGACGCCCTCGGGAAGTCCGTTCTTCGAATTCACAATGTCGAAGTTGTGTGGTCAGATAACACCGGTCGTTCGAACATCGTGAAGGACGAAGAAACAGGTGTAGGTCAGTTCCAACTTTGCACTCAAACACAGTCGGACATCGTCCTCGCTTCGAACAAATCAGTGATTGCCACCGGTAAGGTTCACTCATACAACCCTCGTTCGGATGATTACCTCGGGGCCATTGTCACAACCGACATGGACTTCGGTCCTCAACATTGGACGAACGGCTATCTTGTGGGAGTCGAAACCCTCTACTTTGGCGGCTCTGCTTCGACCGGCTTCGAAGGTGACTTGTATTGCACGATCATACTCGAATGCACTACTGAAACATTGACTGAGAAGGCAGCAATGGCATTGGCATTGAGCCAACAGTGAGGGAGTCCCATGAGTAGGGACATGATGCTGACCGTGGATGAGTATCTCGCACTTCGAAGAATCATCGATTCAGAGAAGGAGTCAGAGGGTGCAAGAGAGGAAGCAAGAGTCACCAAACCGAAGAGAAAGACTCGGAAGACTGCCTATCAGAAATTCGTCAAGACTGAGATGCCCAAACACAAGAGAAAGCACCCACGTTCAACACCTCAAGCACACATGAAAAGAATCGCGAAAGATTGGAAGAAGTCACCGAAGAATCCCAACCGAAAGAAGACCAAGAGGCGTTCGAGATGAAGCAAGGCAAGCACCAACTTCGATGGCAGTTCAACAGTGAAACCTACACAGGAACACCCATCAAATTCAGTCTTGACAATGGGGATTACGATCGCAATTTCAAGGTGGAATCGATTGAGGTAATATTCTGCTCAATGGACAAGGGAACCAACAATACAGACATATCATCAAAGATTCACCAAGTGGTCTTAGCAACATCAGAGGCAGGGGCACAACCGAACAACGTCGAGACAGTGAATAATCGACCCTATGCAATGAGAGTGACAGATCGAAGGCAAATCGGATGGGCTCAAATGAATGATGATTACATTCACACAATGCTCGACCCTCACAACATCATCGCTCAAGATTTGTGGCTTTGTGCATGGGCTTGGGGTTCTGCTCACAACCCCGATGGATTGCAACAAGATATTGGCGTTCTGATTACTCTAA